CCAACTTTATCTGACCATGTTACTTTGACATAGTTTACATAATCTCTAGGTAAAGGCATCGTAAGAGTTGCCGGCACGGTTATCTCTTGAGCTTTAGTAGACTTGAAAGTGTCAAATGATAATTCAGCTAGAGCTCTTTGAGCATGAAATGCTACATCAACTCTTTTAGCGTCAGATATTAATTTATTGTCGCCAACGTAAACCGTTATAAACTGGTTTATTATATTGTCTAATGAAGTAAATTGGTAATTACCTAAATCACTGCCTTCGTAATATGATTGATCTGTTCCGTTAAGTAACCCCATTTATTTATGATTTTTCTTGTTGTATTTTTTTATCTTCTTCTCTGTCAGCTAAAGCTACTAAGTTAGGTTTTTCCATCATTATTCCAGCTAATTCTAATATTTCATTGACAAGTGATGTTTCTTCAGATGGATGTAGTTCAAAATCTATTGAATTAGTGCTGTTATATAAAGCTTGTCCAGCTACCACATTATAAGCCCAAGAAGGACTAGATGGTTTTTTAATATATGTTACAGTATACTGAGCGTTTGGATATTCAACTATATTTGGTCTAGGATAAGCTTGCCAAAAGTCTGTATATCTTTTAAATATTGGTCTACTTGTTGTTGGAGATGTTAAAGCACCTTGCTCTTGATACGAATGATCGCTCAAAGATACTTCTTCAACTATAGCGTAGCTAATATTACTAGTAGTATCGTATTGTAATCTTAACTCATTTAATCTATATAGATCTGTAAGATTTGTTTTGTAATCAAGTTGTCCACCATCATCAGGGGTTATTGCAACATTATATTTATAAAACGTTGATAGCTTTTCTTCAAGTATAGTTATTCTATCGGTGTCTTCTTGTTTAGTTCCTGGAAGTCTTTTAAACTGGTTTAAGTCGTAGAAGTACTGCTCAAATATTTTCATCTGAGCTTGGCCAGCAAATAAATTAAACTGCTGAGGCGTTATATAACCTCTTTGTTCTTTGTTAGCTATAGCTAAAACTCTTTGATATACTGTATCTACACTTACTGCCATTTTTATATTTTTATTATGAAAGCTGAGCCACCTAGCAGGTGACCCAACTATCATAAATAATCACTTATTTTAATCGCTTTTCAATACTGCCAAAGACCTCCATGCCTTCATCAGTTTTGAACCAAGCGGCTAAAGCAGAATATGGGTGCTCGTCAAAAGGAACGGTCATAAGCTTTCTATCATTAGACGCCCATGAAAACGATCTATTATCTTTAGACAATCTAATTATACCCATTTCAGTCGCTCTAACGCCGATATTTCTAAGGTGTACATTTTCATCATTAGCTAACTCTAGGAATAAACTTGGGTTTCTTTTAGCAAATAATAAAAGATCTCTTTTAAGCTCTTTAGAACTCATGCTAGATACCTTAGATCCAAGCTCTACTCTTAGTACAGCCTCAGCCATATCAATATCCATACTTTGAGCAGCCATTAAAGCTTTGATTTCCAACTCTAAAGACTCTACTTCATCTACAGCTATAGATACAGGATCAAACTCATAGTATAGTTTATCTTTGTGAGGATGATAAAGTGATAGTAATTTTTGTAAAACCTGCTTGTTTTTAGGAACAGTTAAAGTTCCGTTTCTAAATATAACGTGTTCAAGTCTTTTATCTCCTACCATTTCATCTACAAAACAAGTTTTTTGATTAGACGTGTTTAATAGTTCTCTTTCGTAACCTTTTTCTTCGTCAAACCAGTATATACCTGATGTTTTAATTTTATAACTTAAAGGAGAACTACCATTAGATAAAATATAAACTCTATCTTTTATTTCCCAACTTGAGTTTTTTGTTTTTTTTGAAGACTCAACAACTGTTGAAGGTATTTCAATACTAGTCTCCATCAACAAGTTAGCGGCATTATTAGCTTCACTTGTTTTTTTAATTTGTTTTTTTGCCATAATAATATATAATTTAAAAGTTTAAAATAAAAATAACTACCCCAGCTAATAAAGCTAGGGTAGTATTTATAAAAAGGATATTATCCTTTGATTAACATAAAGTTGTTAGCGCCTTGAGTAACTAAACATCTTTCAGATAGATAGTTTACCTGCATTGCATCTAAATCAGATGTTGCAGCACCTACAGATCCAGTAATCCATGTTTTCATTCTACGAGACTCAGTTTGAGAAGCGCGGAAACGCACGTGTAAGAATGGACGTTTCATGTTTTTCCCTAACATTTGATCGTAAACTGAAGATACACCAGCTGGAACAATAATTCCTCTGATTTGACCAAGTCCGTTAGTATCGTCACCACCAGCAGTGTCAATAACAGAACCTCTAGTAGTCTTGTCGTTTAGGTATTTCCAGTCAGACTTGTAGAAGTCATAAGAACCTCTTCTGAATCCAGAAAAGCCTAAGTTTAACGCCATATCAGCAGAGTTATCAAACACTCCGTAAGATGTACCATCAGCACCGTAAGAGTTTTGAGCAGCTAACATGTCATCGACTTTAATAGATGTAGCTCTGTTTAAGAACATCATATTTTCTTCGATAGCACCTTGCTTATCAAATTCAGCTAAAATAGCGTCAAAATCACCTAATACTTCAGTTTCGGTTCCATCTAATCCAGTAGTAATATTACCACGAGATGTTACAGCTGCAAATAAACCTTCAGTCCCTTGAGGTACATCAGCGTTTGCACCATCAACTTTAAGCTCACCTTCAATAACTGCCATTTCACAATAATCAGTGAATCTTGCAGTAGTATCACCTTGAGCTTTTAGGTACCATAAGTAACCAGCTTGTCCTTCTTCGCCAGATACCTCAATCCAACCTATAGCAGAAGCATCAGAGCCTGAAACTTCATAAAGATCTTTTAAGATAATTGGTCTGTTAGAAAAAGACTGGAAGCTAGGCTCAACAGAAGCACCTCTACCGTTAGTTCCTTTTGTGTACTCAGATCCGTAAACAAAAATCTTAACGTCAGTAGCGTTTAAAGGAATACCAGCTGCAACCATAGTAGCAGCAGTATAAGGAAGTACGTCTATTTCACCTTCAGTTAAACCTGCGGTACCGTCAACGTAAGAACCTTTAACATAACACTTAACTGTTGTATCAGCATCAGAAACGATCACTGTATCACCTACTCTAACAACTCCTGTGGTTGATAAACCATCAGCGTCCGCGTCTATAACAAATCGACCATCTACTACACCTTCAGCATCTGCGTTGTATGATAAATGTAAACGACCTTGCTCAGACCAAATTACTTGATCAGAAGCCATTGCTTCTTCCGCACCTACTTGCGATAAAAATCCAGAAATAGTTCTATTGCCAAATACTTCAGCTTCAGATTCCATTAATTCTGGTAAATATTGTTGAGTCCAACCTGTACTTCTAATGTCAATAAAGTTTCCTGTAAGAGTACTTTTTACTGGACTCGGCACTGAGTTTAACAGTGCTCCGGGATTTATATCTCCTGCTGCCATAATTTTAAATTTTTAAATTAATTATTTTCGTTTTATTTTAATTTTAAAATCATTAGAAGTTTCACCGCTTAACACTTTAAACTTAGTCCCACCGACTTTTACTTCACCATGACTTTGTCTTGGATCCATATTTACGTTTTTACTTTTGGCGACACTATCCTTGATAGCATCTGCTCGGCCTTGCTCGTAAAAGTGTTTAGCTACAGCGTCTGCGTTCATTGCTGTAAATAGAGACTTGTGATAACCCTTAGCGTCTGACATCGTGTTATCTTCTGCCAAAAACTTTTTGACGAAATTGTTAATGTCGCTTTGAGTTGTTTTAATCTCTTCAGCATTGTTTACGTTAAACCTATATTTCTTATCTCCGACGTTATATTCAAAACCTTTGAACTTGTCGTTAAAAACCGTATCGGTTTTTTGTAAGAATGTAGATTTAGCTTTTTCAGCTGCTTTGCTAGCTTCCTCTGATTCTTTGTTGTATCGATTAAAGAAGTCCATAGCCTTCTGCGCTTCTGGCGGAAGATTAGAACCAGCTTTAATCTGATCGTAATATTTAGACTTTTGCCCGTCTAAGTAGGCTTTCGCGCTTGCAACTTGCTCTTTTAGCGCTAGCTTTTTTCTTTTAATGTCTTTCTCATCATCCAACTCTTCATCGAAGTTAAATGAGTCTTCAATTAAAAAATCTATTTCATCAACCGATAAATGCGGTTTTGTCATTTTGTAATACTCTGTTAGAGCTGTTAAGTTATCTAATTGAGAATAATCTTTATTTAGATTAACGTAGTCTTCTAACGTTCCACCAGTTTCTTCCATAAAGTCAACTAACTTTTGGATATTTTCTGGTAGTGGTTTTCCTGTAGCCTCTGCTTCAACTATAGCTTCTTCAACTCTCTCTGTTATTCCTTCTACAGTTTCTTGTTCAACTTCATCAGTTACTTCTTCAAGAGTGGGTTGTTCATCTTGAACGGTCTCTTCCCCTTGTGGTACTTTTTCAACCACTTCTTGTACAGTTTCGGTTGGTTCATTTGCAACCACGTCTGTTGTTTCTTGCTCTTGATCGGCATCTTTTACTTCTTCTTGCGTTTCATCAACTGGAGGTTTGCTAAGATCTAGCTTAACCACGTCGTCTTCAACTGTTTTGCTAATATTCTTCATATCAACCTTTACAACGTTATCGTCGTTTTCTTTAATGTCTTCCATAAAATAAAATATAAAATTAGTAATTATCTAGGCTCAAATGCACCTAAGTTAAATCCACCAAGTATATCATTACCTGCAGATTCAAACTTTTTAGGTGGAGCACCTGTCTTTCTTTGGTCTATAAGCTCACTTTGTTGTGAAGCTTGTATTTTCGTTCTTTCGTCTTTTCTATCTTCTTTTTGCTTTTCTCTACCTTTGACAGCTTCAACTTCCATAGCTCTTAACTGCATGTTCATTTGGAACTCTAGCTGCATTAACTGTTTTTTAAGTTCTGCGTCAGCTTGATTCTCTTGCATTTTTAGTTGACTTTTCATTTGCTCTATTTGAGCCTCCATTTGAGTCAACACTTGTTGCTTTTGAACTTCGGCTTGAGCAGCAACTTGTTGTGCTTGAGCGTTAGCTTGAGCTTGAGCTTGAATATTTTGTTGAGCCATCATTTGGTCTCGCTCTAATTTCTGCTTTCTTCTAATCTTTAATAGTTGATTAGCGAGTCTAATGTTTTTAATCTCTCTAATATCAATAGCATCTTCAAGGTCAATATTTTGTTGAGCTAACGCTACTTGTATATTATTCTCAAGCATTGCTTTCTCTTCTTCGTCTGGCGCAAGCTCAATAAATATACCAAAGTCGTATAAATGTAGATTACTCATTTCTTCAAGCGTAGCTACATTATGAGTACCTATAGCTTGTATAAAAGCGTCCTTGGTTGGAGAGTATTCTATTATATCAGATATTCTTAGTGACAGCTGCTCAGCTACGTCAGCTGTTAAGAATAATCCAGCTTGTAGTATATGTCTTGTAGCTGTATTGCTATTGGCCGCGGCTAATTTCTGAACACCTACTAAAGCGTTTTTATCAGGCATACTACCATCACGCGCTTCGTTCAATCCTGTTGTATCGCGTATCATCTGTAAGTAATAGTTGTAAGTGGTAATTAAGCTTTGCAATTTAGCTCCACCGTTACTATTTCTAATCTCTTGTATAGGTACTCTTCCAGGATTTATATCGCCATCAGCAGTCATTGATCTACCAATAACAGAACCTGTTTGGAAGAACATGTTTAAAGCTTCTTGCGGATTGTAGTTTGTTCCGTTACCTAAGTCTATTTCAGCTAAACCATCAGCATCAAGGTAAACTCCATCAGGAACCATACGTGACATTACTTGCTGTAACTTTAAATGAGTTAGCTGAATCATATCAGCAAAGCCAGTGATACGGCTAACTAAAGATTCAATTTTGCCATTGTACATTCTTGGAGCAACAATACTATAGTTCATTTTAACTTTAGTGTAATCACTCTTTGGTCTCATCATGTTTTTAGACAATTCCCATTTAAGAAGTTTTTCAGAGCCCATAATCATAGCACCCTCATATAGAACTTCAACTTGCTTTTGCAACTTAGTAAAGTTTGCCTCCATATCTGTTGGAGGATTAAAGTTGTCGTCTTTCTCTATAGCTTTGTCAGCGCCTGTAGCAGTTTCTTTTACTTTATATACTTCGTTCATATATGTTTTATAGTTGAAGTATAAAACAGAAACTTGATTATTATCTTCTTGTCTTTCACTGCTAAAGTTAGGCGTAACGTATCTACCAAGATTTTGGGTGCTCATTTGCTTTACTTCCTCTAAGTCTTCTTGTGTAAGATGTGGAAATTGCTTTACAAGTTCGTTAATTGGAATAACCTTAACTTCACCAACATAATATATATCGTCAAAGTATGGCGAGTCAGTGTAAGAATAAACTAAGTTAGCTGGATCTACATATTTAACTACTGCACCTTCAGAAGTATTAAACTCTGTTTTTACCGCACCAATACCTAATACAGCTAGATCATAATAAAATCGTTTTTTAGTAAGCTCATATCTACTACCGTCTAGCAAAGTGTTAATAGCTTGCTCTTCAGCCATTTCTACCGCTTGCTTGTAATCAAGCTGCATGTGTAGTGCTAACTCATCTTCATCTTGTGGCAGCGAACCAGGGTCGTTAGCATATAAGTTTATCCCAAACGCTTCTTCAGCAAAGTCGTTTATTTCTTGAGTACGCATATCATCTAATATAGACTGCATGTACTCTGTTCTTTTTTGAACACCAAAAGGATCTTGCGAGTAAGCTTTAATGTCGTAAGTTCTTTCAGCGATACCATTAACAACAATATCTACAAACTTTGGGATAATTGGAACTGGCTTCCAATCAAGATTTAAGTAGCTTAAGTCACCATTGATAGATAACTCATCTTTATATTTTTGTATTGATTGCTCTCCTCTAGCGTAAAGCCTTAGTTTGTGGAAATACTCTTGGTTATTATTGTACCTGTAGTTTCCATAGCCATCATTGAACCACTCTTGTTCAATAGCCTTAGCCACTTTCAAACCATAGTCGTAACTAATTTTTTCAAGATCACTAACGACTTGACTTGGAAAATAACTTTTAATCAGCGAATCAGCCATATTTATTCAATTATTGATGATGTATAACCGTCATTTCTATACTTAGCTATACTAATGTTTAGTTTACTTACTTGTTTATCAGCTCTTGGTTTATATAAATTTCTATTACAAGCCATTACTGCTAAGCCGCTACTTATTGAAGCATCGTGCTTTGTTCTTTTGTTTAT